AGGTGCTGAAGCAACTAGAATTGCAAACAAAGCATCTAAGGTTGTAAGGTTTGGAACTGGAGTAGGTTTAGCTAAATTCTTAGGACCGTTAGGATTAGGTGCAGAAGCTGTGTTTGAAGTTGCAATGGCAGTTCCTGGTTATGGAAAAGGTAAGAGCGGTCAAAGAATTTTAGGAGATAGTTTACTAGGATTAATTCCTGGTGTTGGTCAAAGTACAGAAGAAGAGTTCGCAGAGTACGCAACTAAAGATGGCATGTCACAATTAGAACAACAAAAAATAAAAGATGCAAATAGATTTTTAGAATTAAATAATTCTTTACCTAGTGCTTTAAAAAATATAGGTAAAGGAGGAAGAGGTGATCCATTAGCAGGAGCAAAAACTTTTGAAAAACAATATAACGAGTATAGTCCTTTGTATAATCAATTTGTTGGAGGACCCCCTTCGGAATCTGCTAGCACTGCTTTAGCAGAACAAAGAAGAATAAATGATCTAATAAAAGCAGAGGAAGCAATTCGTGCAGAACAAAGAGACATTGCAGGTGAAGAAGATTTTATGGCAGCAGGCGGTGGTATTGCTAAAATAGCAGGTGATAGATCAGGCCCACCACCACAATCAGGACCAAACTCACAAGGGTTGCAAGGTCTATTTAATCGTGCTATGAAGATAAAGGAGTAATAAATGGCAGATATAGATAAAGGACTCCCTAACACTAGAACTAAGATTGACATCCCTTCAGAAGAAGAGATGGCAGAAGAAGTTAGTGTTCAGGAAGAAGATATTCAAAAAGGACCTGTAGAGGTTATCCCAGAAGAAGACGGTGGAGTTACATTAGACTTTGAACCAGGATCAATTAATGTACCTGGAACAGAATCACACTTTGATAACTTAGCTGATATTTTACCAGATGATATTTTAGATCCAATCGGAAATGAAATGGTTCAAAATTACATGGACTACAAATCATCTAGAAAAGAATGGGAAAGCTCTTACACAACAGGATTAGATTTACTAGGTTTTAAATATGAAAATAGAACTGAACCTTTTCAAGGAGCTTCAGGTGCAACACACCCAGTACTAGCAGAAGCTGTAACTCAGTTTCAAGCTCAGGCTTATAAAGAATTACTACCAAGCGATGGACCAGTAAGAACACAAGTGATTGGTAAAAAAAATCCACAAACAGAACAGCAAGCACAACGTGTTAAAGACTACATGAATTATTTAATCATGGACACGATGAGTGAATACGAATCAGAATTTGATTCTATGTTATTTCATTTACCATTAGCTGGATCTACATTTAAAAAAATTTACTACGATGTACCACTTGGAAGAGTGGTGTCTAAGTTTGTACCAGCGGATGAATTAATTGTTCCGTACACAGCTACCTCATTAGATGATGCGGAAGCAGTTATTCATACCGTGAAAATTTCTGAAAACGAATTAAGAAAACAACAGGTCGCTGGATTTTACAGAGATGTAGAATTAGGAAGTCCTGGTACAGATACTAATGGAGAATTAACTAAAAAAGAACGTGAGTTAGAAGGAACTAAGAAAACAGGAAAAAATGAAGACGTGTACACTTTACTAGAGTGTCATGTTAATTTAGATTTAGAAGGTTTTGAAGATGTTGGTGAAGATAAAGAACCAACAGGAATAAAATTACCTTACCTCGTTACAGTCGAAGAAGGTAGTAGATCAGTTTTGTCTATTAGACGAAACTATGCGCCCGATGATACAAAGAAAAATAAAATCCAATATTTTGTCCACTTCAAATTTCTGCCAGGACTAGGATTTTATGGCTTTGGACTCATTCACATGATTGGCGGATTGAGTAGAACGGCAACGGCTGCTCTCCGTCAATTATTAGATGCTGGAACTTTAGCTAACTTACCTGCTGGATTTAAACAGCGTGGAGTTAGAGTTAGAGATGAGGCATCACCAATACAACCAGGTGAATTTAAAGATGTAGATGCACCCGGTGGTAATTTAAGAGATGCATTCTTTCCATTACCATACAAAGAACCAAGTCCAACACTTCTGCAATTATTAGGAGTAGTTGTACAAGCAGGTCAAAGATTCGCGGCTATTGCTGATATGCAAGTAGGTGATGGTACTCAAGCTCCTGCAGTAGGAACTACAGTTGCACTTCTTGAGAGAGGATCACGTGTAATGTCTGCTATTCATAAAAGATGTTATGCAGCCATGAAGAATGAATTTAAATTACTTGGAAAAATAGTTGCTCAATACTTACCACCTGAATATCCTTATGATGTAGTAGGAGGAGAGAGAAATATTAAACAAACTGACTTTGATGATAGAGTAGATGTTGTACCAGTTGCAGACCCTAATATATTTTCAATGTCACAAAGAATTACACTTGCACAAACGCAATTACAAATTGCAACAAGTAATCCACAACTTCATAATATGTATCAAATCTATAGAAACATGTATAATGCAATTGGTGTAAAGGACGTAGATGCAGTTTTACCTCCACCACCACCAGAAGCACCTAAAGATCCAAGTTTAGAGCACATTGATGCAATGGGTGGTAAACCTTTTAAAGCGTTTCCAGGTCAAGACCATCAAGCACACATTACAGCTCACTTAAATTTTATGTCTGTTAACATGGTAAGAAATAATCCACCTGTTATGGCTGCAATTCAAAAGAATATATTAGAACACATTTCAATTATGGCTCAAGAACAAGTTCAAATGGAGTTCAAAGAGCAAATGATGCAAATGCAAATGCTGCAACAACAAGCAGCAACCAATCCACAGGCTCAACAAATGTTACAACAGATAACTCAATCTATTGAAGGTAGAAAAGCAGTGTTGATTGCAGAAATGACTGAAGAATTTATGAAGGAAGAAAATCAAATTACTTCTCAATTTGATAATGACCCTCTATTAAAGTTAAAATCACGTGAAGTTGACCTTAGAGCAATGGAAAATGATAGAAAAAAAGAAGCTGATGAGAAAAAAGTTGAACTTGATAGAGCAAAATTGATGCAAGCAAGAGATTTAGCTGAAGATAAGATGGAACAAAACGAAGAATTAGCAGAATTAAGAGCAGGAGTAAGTCTTGCAAAAAAAAATAATGCTAATATAAACTAGTAAAGGTAAAAACTATGATGAACTATAAAAAAACAAAAAATGTTAAGGTTCCAAGTCAGAATGTAGAGGTAGATCCAAGATCTAAAACTACAGCTGATGGTTCTTTCAACTATATTCCTACTGGAGACAAGGAAAAAGTTGGTGGACAAAGAAGAATGTTAGCAAATAAGAAAAAACCGGCTACTTGGTACTAACATGTGGTTATCGGCAATCAAATTAGCCGTTTCTGCTGGAAGTAAAATTTATGCTAATAAGCAGAAGACGAAAATAGCTATGTCAGATGCACAGCTGATGCATGCATCTCGTATGGCCGAAGGAAAAGAAGCTTACCAAGGAAAATTATTAGAAGCACGTCAATCGGACTGGAAGGACGAGGCAGTTTTGATAATTTTAAGTTTGCCCATAGCAATTTTGGCTTGGGCAGTTGTAAGTGAGGACCCAACAGCGATGGATAAGGTAAAATTATTTTTTGATATGTTCTCGCAGCTCCCTTCATGGTTCACAAATCTTTGGATCCTTGTCGTGGCGAGCATTTATGGTATAAAGGGTACACAAATTTTTAAAAACGGAGGAAAAAAATAATGGGAATTTTTAGTTACGTTAAAGCAGGAAAAAAAGTTTTTGATACTATTACAAAGGTCAAACCAAATGTTCCTAAAACAAAATTAGAGAAAGCTACAAGTAAATTAAATATTACTAAACACAAAACTAAAATGTCTAAGGCAAAATTAAATCAAACTTTGTTTAATATAGACCAGGCTTCTAAAAAAGCAAAAGAAGTAGCTAAAGATAAAAGAAACGAAAAAATAGTTAAAAAATTTATAGGAGAGAAATAATGAGAAAAAAAATGATGGGTGGCGGAATGTCAAATAGAATGATGTATAAAGATGGTAAAGACGTTAAAGGTAAATATCCTTCAGAAGGTATGAATAAACTAGCTTCAAAAAACCCAGATGTTGCTAAAAAAATAATGGGTTATAAAGAGGGTGGAGCAACAAGAAAAGAATTTGGTAAAGGCGGTGGAGCTGATACACATAAAACTAAAGACGGACGAACGGCTAAAAAAGGTTTGTATTATTATATGAACAGAGCCAAAAAAAGAGGTACTAGTAAACCTGGTAAAGGTTCTGTTACAGACAAAGCTTTAAAAGCATCAGCTAAAACAGCTAAGAAGACAACTAAAAAATCATAATGCGTAGTAGGGAAAACCCTATAAGAAAAACCACTACTAAAGGTGGTAACTACAGACCAACAAAATCTGGAGCTGGAATGACAGCTAAAGGTGTAAAAGCTTACAGGGCAGCAAACCCTGGAAGTAAATTAAAAACAGCCGTGACTGGTAAAGTGAAAAAAGGGTCCAAAGCTGCAAACCGACGTAAGTCGTACTGTGCAAGAAGCGCAGGTCAATTAAGAAACTCATCAGCTAAAACACGTAACGATCCTAATTCTCGAATCAGACAAGCACGGAGAAGATGGAAATGTTAAATGCAATTAGAAACAGTAATAAATAAAACTTTAAGATTCCTCGATTCAAGAATAGATCAGTTGTCGATTTCGGTAACGTCCGGTGGGGTTGACAGTATGGAAAATTACAAGTATATAATAGGACAAATCAATGCACTGGAATCAGTGCGTCAGGAAATCTCTAACCTGCTAAACGATAAGGAGCACAATGAAGG